GTGAAATCATGCTTTTTTAGGGGATATTTGGTAGAAAAAGAGAAAAATACGTGAAATTCCGGCAAAATTCAAGCCCGGGCTTCCGTTTTTCAAACAGCGGCTCGCAAAGCCCGTCGTCTCGCTCAACGCGGGGCGGAGGAGGCTATCAAGTCCATTTCAAAACCTGGCGCAAACCCCATCCCAATTGGTGTGGAGGGTGCGCCAGCTCTCCCCTCTGGTCTCAAAGGGAAGGTTCTCCAGGTACTCGAGAGTGTACAGGAGATGGACGCCAACAAGCTTTTCAAACTCACTGAAATCTTGTTGTCCGTCAAGAAAACGTTCTTCCGACAGGCGGATGTAACGGTTTCACTACAACAGCAGGGCGGGACAAACGCTGTTGTGCCCTTCAAGCGGGTTGAGCGCGAGAAATCACGCGATCTCCCCGTGAAGGTGGATCTTATTGTTGCTGGCTTGGCAACACTTGCTCTCATCGCGACACGTAAGTGCCGAGAGAGCCAAATCCCGATTATCGGGTACATGAACAAGGCCCTTGGCACGCACGTGCCACAGGACGTTCAGTTCTACTGGAACAATGTGCTCGTACCGTTGGGGGCAAAGGAAGTGAAACCGCCATCATTGGTGAGTCTACACTTCAAGAAGATTTTATGCGCCTTGATTGCGGCCATAATCTTCCGCCGACTTGCTTTGATTTGGTGGCGCAACCATAAATCACCAATCGGCGCGAGCATGAAGTCGAAGTTCATTTCGGCCACACTCACTCACGGACCGCTGGACTCTAGTCAGCTTCGTGATGTGTTTGTGAACACTCAGCTCGTCCGCTCCAAGGGTGTCGTCGCTACGCACACCCACGGAGTGAGCGCTGCGAACCGCAGCGCTGGGTCAGCAACAGCTCAATTTGTTGCTGGCCAACTTGGCCTTGAACCCTACTTCCTGCAAATGTCGGCCAACGACGTTCGCAAGGGGCGCACCGGTGATCGATCATATTACTGGGCGAAGGACTTGGCCGTCAATGATCGACCGTTCTCATTTGATCACAAGACGCAAGCTTGTGTTCTTATCGACGTTGACCACTATCTCCAGATGCCAGATCTGCTTGCCCGCCATCCAGGAGTGTACTTGATCTACACCTTCCAGCCGAGTACCGTTGCCACCTCCAAAGAGGAGTATCAATTTCGGTTCTTGACTGATCAGCGTGTGTTGTACACCGTCAGCGGGGGCGCCAAATACTGCCATCACGTATGGGATTATTCAGGCGATACTCTCCTCGTTGACTACTCTGCTTACCTCAAGAAGCACATCTGCGCATACCACATCGACCGTAAGCGAGTCGATGACCACCATTGTCTGATCATGTTGTCATTGGTGGGCACATACGTGACCCCAGTTGGTGTGCCAACTGAGTGGTTGCTTGACGGTGATCGTCTGCAGCGCCTTGAACCAGTGTTGAACAACCATGCATGCATGGACATTGTGACACCTGAAGGGCAGTTTCGCAGCATCGCTGTCGTTGGCGACTACAACTCGGTCACTCTACCGCGCGATCAGTTCGACGCGGTACATGCCGTCGCCATGAACGCGTCGGTAACTATCACTGCCGGTATGGTGTCCTCCAATGTTGGCGTTGCCGGCCCAAACGGCATGCCAAAGGACAAGCTGCCACCCGGCCATGCAGCTATACTAACGAGCTATTTGCGCGCTGGTGTGCCTGCTAGCCCCCCTATTGTGTATTCGTCGAGTGCTTGTGTCCTCCCAATATACTTTAGCAAACATGACTATGACGCACCAGTGCCCCTCAAAGGTTTTGGTAGCCCAATAGTCGGCCCATGCTACGAGTTTGTCAAGAGTATCGCCTCTGACGACCGCTGCATCAAAGGCCGCATTGAAAAATTCCAAGACACCAACGAAGACGGAAACCCTGTCGAAGCTGACATACCTCCGTCCTTGGCTGAATTGATGGACGCCTTTGTCAAACTTGCTATCCCGATCCCTGCGACCGGTGAGCCAGTTGACGAAGAGTACGTCATGGACAAGCAAGATCGTCCTAGCCAGCGTCGCTTGCTGGCAGAAGCCGCCCTCACAGGTGACTTCGTGACGACAACTTGGGCAATGTTCTGCAAAACTGAGACATACGAGAAACCAACAGATCCTCGTCCGATCTCACAAGCCCCTCCAACTATCAAGCGCGATTATTCACAGTTCATGTACGCATTTCACAATGATGTCATGGCGAATATGGAGTGGTATGCGTTCAATAAGACTCCGCGTGAGTGTGCTGAGCGCCTTGCTGAGCGGCTTAAGACTGCCACTCATTGCACTCTGGCCGACGGGTCAAGGTATGATGGGCATGTCAAGCGCCGCGCACGGGTGCTCGAGCGCATGCTCATGGTGCGTCATTTCCACCCCAAGTATTGGGCAGAGCTAAATGAACTCATGGACAAGCAAATCGGCCAGTTATGCAGATCAGCATACGGCCGAGCCTACTACTCAGGATATGCACGATTTTCTGGGTCGTTGGAAACATCTGATCTTAACTCCATGCTTTGTGCATTCATCGACTTCTGCGCATGGTGCAACACATTGCGCGACGGACGCAAGCTTACACATGAGGAAGCATGGGACATGCTGTTGTTGTATGGAGGCGACGACAGCGTCTCAGGGCCGGTCGACCCTGAGGCACTCAAGATTGCATCAGAGATGATGGGTCAAGAGTACGAAATAGAAGTTTACGCTCGCGGTGAGATGGGAGTGAACTTTCTAAATCGGCAATTTGGACCTGACTTATGGGAAGGCAGCCCCGACTCCATGTGCAATCCAGCGCGCGCGCTGTGCAAATGGTACGTAGGACCAGCTACCCTACCTAAGCCAATTGATCGGTACGCTGAGCGAGCGTCTGGTCAGGCGTATATGGACAGTAACACCCCCGTTATTGGACAATTATGCCGCATTGCGGTCGACCTTTTAGGAGACCGCGGTGGCATGGGCGAGCTCGCCCCATTTGACGCTAGGTTCCCCAAGAAGGATAACTGGCCAAATGAACCGCACGATTGGATGCTAGACATGTTTGTGACCTTTCTCCCCGATTTCGACTTTCCAAAGTTTGATGCATACATTGACGACATTAGACAATGTCGAGATATCGAGAAGGCCAAGCGCATGCTGCTACAAGCACCATTGTGCACCGCCACCACTGCTGCCTCACTACCTGTTAAGACTGCATGCGTAGTCGGCGACGACATGCATGTGCCAGGTGACCCACTGTTTGCTGAGATTATATCAATATTCGACAGTGACAACGACGACGACGATAAGATTAGTGACGAGGACGCTCTCGCACAAATGGTCGAGATTCGAGCCGCCGCTGAGCGCATTGAAGCCCTACAAGCGAGGGCTGCAGAGATGATGGCCAAAATCTCTCTGTCACAGTCCGCTAGCTCATTTGAAGAGGTGCATTCCGACTCTGTCAGCAGTGTTTCATCTGCTGAATCACTGGTCAAAGCCTCCGGCAAGTACCCAAAGACTACCCGAAAGGAGTCCAAGAAGGAATTAACCGGCAAGTCGCTTGACCCAAAGGAGTGGACACCACCGAAACAATGGGAGGGCGAGACAGCGGAAGAATTTTCTGAGCGTCACAAGGCTTGGAAGAAGAACCGCGACCGTCTCATTCAGAAATTGGCTATCAAGCAGAAAGCTGTGGCCAAGGCAACGAAGAGTGAGACGCTCGTGAAGGCTAAAGCTGCCGCACGAGAGCATGCTGCGAAGCATGTGCCAGCTGCCCCGCTTGTTGGCATTGAGCCGAACCCAGGCCCTTGTGGGTTTTGTCTCAGACGCATTGATGTTTGCCTGCGAAAACCATGTGATAGCCGAGCATTGACTACCCAAGTCAATGCCTCCGTGTCTGCTATTCCCGCACAATACCGAGTGCCACTCACAATCTTCGGTGTACATTATGCGTATTGCCCGCAATGCTGCCGCGCCAACAAAATCGTGTTGCATATCACTAACCAACTGCCCAGCCAGATGTTAGATGAGGCTAAGCACACACTCTCCTCACATCCAATTTGTGTGTGCCAATGCGACTCTATGATAGCGTTGGCGATGATTGTTGACTCCCAAGTAGTCAATGATCGGGTGACGTATCTTCCGCCAGCACCACCACTGGTTGGTATTGAACCCAATCCGGGGCCCCCGGAGTATCCAAGCGGGTGCCACAACTGTGGTGTACGCTACGATATCATTACGGCGATATCAGTGTATTGGGTCCCAGTATGCCGCAATTGCCGCAACACCGACGCGCTTTATCGCCGTATGTACATAGCCAAATTAGGAATTCATGACATTGACCTAATGTGCTGTGTTAATTGGCAACTCAAGCGCGTCGGGACGGAGCACTTAGAGCGACGCGAGCGGGAACGATTGCGCTCTGCTCAGTGCTACGTGCCATCTGCCCCTTCACTTGTTGGTATCGAAACCAACCCTGGCCCATACTCCTGCCACAACTGCGGGTACATGACAAGCTCGTCGCCGTGCATACATTGCACAGTTCATGACGTGGTGTATTTTATGGCATATGATGTCATTCACTCAATACATCCGCTCGATCTGCAATTACGGCGATACAACTTGCGCCCGCAGGGGTACACACGCCTTGAACAACGAGAGACGCAGCGATTGACAATTGCACAAGAAGAAATATTGGGTCGCGCCCAAATTCGAAATTTCAACCCTGAAATGCAACAAAGTCAAATCGATCTCCGTGTTCACAACGCTGTGGACCAAATCACCGCCGTAGCATCTATCCGTGCCCTTCGCGCTGCTTGTAAAGACATACAGCGCGAGATTGCTCGTCGAGAGCAAGCCCTCGCCAATGACGATTCTTCGTCATGGCCTGACCCGCTTCCGCTGAAGCGAGTCGGCGTCAATCGCCGTGGAAACGCCGATCAAGACGCCATTGGCATGCTAGGTGCCGGTTCATCGAAAGGTGACGGCCCTAAGGCTGCCGCTCCAAAGGCGGCAGTCAAGGCGCGTGCCCCACAGCCGGCTGCTGCCCAGCAGTTGGCGGTTGTTCATAAGCGTTTGGACAACATCTCTGCGAAGCTCAACAAGCTCGCTACGCCTGTGAAGGCGACCCCCGCTCAGGTTGTGGCGAAAGCTGTGACCAACGCCATGAAGAATCGCCCCACAGGTGACAACCGTGAGTGGCGAACTATTCATGGCGGAGTTCCGGTGCTGACCCATGGAGGACATGGCGGCAAGGAACTGCACGCTGGCCACGCAGCAACACGCATGATGGGAGACGTCTTGTGTGTCAAGGGAACCGAGCGGCTCGGCTCTCTTGGTGTGGCCGCCGGCGCGACCTACAACGCCGGCGACACAATGGAGATCGTCAACCTCAACCCGCCATCGTTTGGAGTACGCTTGCCCTTGCTCGCAATTCCATATGCCCAGTTTGAGTTCACAAAAGTGAAATTGCACTATGTTGGACTCATCTCTGAGGCAAACGCTGAGGCGAATGGAGGCATCTTCTTTGGCTACAACAAGGACCCTGACTCGCCAACCCCACAGGGGAGCAACGGCCTTGATGCCATCTCAACCTGGGGCAAGAACGTCACGCTCTGCCCAGTGTTCAATGAGAGCAAGTTTCTCGATGTCAACCTCGAGAAACGAGAAAACAACGAACCTCTGTACGTTGATTCATCAGATGATCAACGATTCAGCTCGCAAGGTACCGTTGTTGCTCTTGCCGCGCAGTCGTTTGCCAATGGAACTGGTGAAGACATCAATTTTGGACAATGGTTCATCGAATACGAAGTTAAACTATTCGAGATTAATCAACCATCTGCACTGGCGAATTGCCTTGCCGGTGCCGGTGTGAACCTCCCGCAAACGTCGAACTTGATCATTCTGCCCGACGTTGCAGCATTGACGACTGGCATCATATCGAACTGGTTTGGTGACTCATCGTTAACGACGGCTATTCCACAAGCCGTCTATGGGGGCAACCTCATGCTGAATCGGGATGGGGTGTACGTCATACACACATTGTCTGAGATCCCGACTGCGTACCAGTTCACTGGCGTCGTTGGTGTTCATCCGATCACCGACTGTGTCATCAGCGATTCTGCTGACGATGGCGTCACGACTGGCACTTTCCTTGACGGCTACAATCCTGGAGGTAACAACATTGCTGTCAGCAATGCTGTTGGTGCAAACGTGTTCACTGGTATCTCCGGTGGACACGTCAGTGGCACTGCCACTGACATGATGTACCAATCATTCGTTGTGCAGGCGAAAGCCGGCGCAGTGGTGAACATCATCTCAGCGACGACCACAAGTGGCCAGGTCGATTTTATGTCGATCTACATTCAGCGAATCACACAGAACATCACCGATGATTTTGTACCACGTGGTTCACCACAGCAAGTAGGAAAAGACGGCAAATCAATTCTCACCGCCAATCAAACTCGCCAACTTTTGAAGGCCAAGAAGCTTCAGAAAGGCGTCGTACCACCAGATCTCAAGATCGCACTTTACAAATTGTGCGCGAAGTATCGCGATGGCGATCCTGAAGCACATTATGTGAACATCCTCAACCGATGTTTCGAACTGGGCATCCCACTACTCCAAGAAGACAGCACGCAAGCCGCACATCCTGCGATGAGTGTGATCTTGTGGTTGGTGAAGACGCTCGGGCCGATAGTCGCGTCGAAGATGCTCGGTGTGGCGACGGCGAAGTTGGAGTCTTGGATTCATGGTAAGAAGTAATCACATGCTTGCATGTGATTGCTCCTTGCCCTGACCAGGACTTTCCGTTCTTAAGCAACGTATAAGCTTTACGTCTGGTAGCTAGCGACTAACTACCCGCCCATAAAATAAAATAAAATAAACAATACGCTAAGGCAGAATGATCAAGTTCGACG